CGGTATCATTGGTGTACGAGTTGGTAATGCAACGAATTACACCACATCGGCCAGTTACATGAAATATATAAACACTGTATTTTTACAGATTGGAGGCTATGGTATAGATGATAGCGGCCTAAAAGCTGGTAAAAATATAATGATTTTACCAGTAGCCCCAATAGGAACGCAGCAGTTCATTGATTTATTCACATTGACAGGTGTTTTTGTTGGTTATCTTCAATTAGACGTTGGAACTACGCAGGCTACATTAAATATGGTATCAGACACGTCAAAATGGAGAAATAAGCAATTTACAGGCTGCGGTTTTTATGAATATGACGCCAATGAGATATCAACGCAGTCAGACGATAGTAATGTTTACAAGGTATCCATTTAGGACGTGGGCGATATGGATAGAAAAGAAGAGTTATTAAAAGTTATTGAGAATGACCCGGCATTAGTACCGTTGATTGATGAAGTCGTATTTTTGGAAGAACGATTAACGGAGTTGAAAAAATTACCATTTATCAAAATTCACCCGAAAGATCCGACAAAACAGAAATCAACGCCAGCGCAAAAGCAATACAAAGAACTTTTGCAGCAATATACAAATGTCATCCGCCTACTACTCAGAGCAACTGGAACAGATGAAAACGACGAAGAAAGTCCACTTAGAAAGTGGGTGAAAGAGCATGTAATAAAGTGAGGTGGCTAAAATGTTTAGAGGTACGACGCCCACACTTGAATTTGTTTTACCTTTTGATACGAACCTTTTAAGCGAAGCGTATGTAACAATTTCTCAAAGAAAACAAATTGTTATTGATAAGTCAATGCAGCAATGTGAATGCAATGAAAACAAACTCATTGTGAAGCTGTCGCAGGAAGAGACATTAAAATTATTCTGTACAGATATGGCTGAAATTCAGATACGTGCAAAGACACTTACTGGGGATGCACTGGCATCTGATATTATAAGGGTCTGGGTGTCAGAAATATTGAAAAATGGTGTGATCTGATGGTTTTTAATCTGAAATTTAATGAAAAAAATTCAAGCATTGATGTAAAATTTGAGCATTTCCAACAAGTCACAAATACATATGAAAATACATATGAAGGCAGTTACGAGGTGATACCGAAAGTAACCGCGCAAAGTCTTCCTACAAAGGAAAAATACTTGTTGAAAGACGTAACAATTAAAGAAATTCCGTTCTTTGAAGTGTCAAATCTCGAAGGCGGACAGACGATCTATATCGGAAAGGAATTATAACGATGGGAATTAATAAGGTTGTATATGGCGGAAATACATTGATTGATTTAACAGGAGATACAGTGACAGCGGACAAGCTGTTAGAAGGTATCACGGCTCACGGAAAAGACGGCGAGACGGTCACAGGTACTTGTACGTTTGATGTGGACTCTAATGACGCTACTGCCGCAGTAGCAGAGATTTTAAAAGGTAAAACAGCTTATGCAAGAGGAACAAAAATTGTCGGAACAATGCCGAATAACGGTGCTGCGACCGGAACAATTAAGACTCTAACGGGAAGCTATACGATCGCACAAGGCTATCATGACGGATCCGGAAGTGTAACGATCGACAGCACAGAACAGGCAAAGCTTGTCGCCAAAAACATTCGAGAAGGAATCACGATTTTGGGAGTCAAAGGTTCGATGTCCGGAAGCGAGGGTATGAAACCGCAGTCAAAAACAGTAACTCCGTCAAATTCACAACAGACAATCATGCCGGATTCAACATACAACTGTCTTTCACAAGTCATTGTCGACGCGATTCCGTATGCGGAATCGGAGAATTCAGCGGGTGGAACTACAGTCACGATTGGATAAGGAGTGATATGGCATGGCTGTAAACAAAGTGGAGTATGTCGGAAGAGTCCTGATCGATTTAACTCAGGATACGGTTACACCAGACAAATTGATAAGTGGTGCAACGGCGCATAATAAAACTGGTGCGGAAATTGTCGGTACGCTTGAAGATGTTGGTGATGGTAAATACATCTGGAAAAAGCACATCGGAAAGGTATGGGATGTCACAAGAACACACCTTGGAACGACAGCACCATCTGATTATTCGGCTTTTATATACGGTGACTATATTGCAACAGATGATGGATATTTTCTGTTGAAAGGGAAAGAAACTGAATTAGGTGACGGACTTAGTTATATCGAAGGAAAAGGTGCAGAAACACATCCTAAATCTGTGTATCAATTAGTTAATATATATTCATATCCATCCAGATTTACGAAAAATTATTACAGATTAGATATCGGTGATACCTATACAGAAGGAAAAGGAAGCTTCATTGGATATGTTTCTTCCGATGATTCAAGTGCTTATCCTGATGACGGTTTGAAAGATGGCTATTACTATGTCAAATTAAGCGAAGGCACGTCATCTAGTTCTGGAACAGATACATCAGATGCCACAGCAACAGCGGCAGATATTTTAACAGGTAAAACAGCATATGGAAAAGACGGAAAACTGACTGGTTCCATGACAAACAATGGTGCAGTCAATAAATCTATCAGTGGCAAATCAGAAAGCTATACGATTCCAAAAGGATATCACAATGGTTCAGGAAAAGTTGCTATCAGTGAGTCAGAACAGGCAAAGATTATTGCTTCCAATATCAAGAAAGGCATTTCTATTCTTGGTGTGACGGGTTCATATGAAGCAACATCATCGGGTGGTTCATCAGAAAATAACTGTGAAGCTTATCTTGTTGATGTTCTGAATCCGACAGTATCGTTTAAAAAAGCATCAGGAACCATCAAAGCCTACGGTTATGCATACGCTACTACTAAACAGCAGTGGGGTTCTTCAACAACAACAGTCTATGCTTTTAATGGCACAAATTATTATAAATCGGCTGTTTACGGATCGCCAACATCAACAAACATCACACTTGGTATTTCTGGCGGAAAGCTGACAGGATTGCCATCAGATTTATCTGGTGGAACATTACTAGTGACAAGAGGCATTTAAAAAGGAGGTCATTTAATGCGAAAAAAAATAATTCTACTGATTTTATCGGCTGCCCTTGTGGTGGCTATGGCGTTGCCGGCACTGGCATGTACACCGCCGCTCAACCCGCCATCATCACCGCACATTGAATTCAACTGGACGCCAAGCGAAGAATTTGAGGCTGGCATCAAGTACGGCGTTGATCAGTATCTGAAAGAACATCCGCTCGATATTACGCTACCAGAAACAGAAACAGAAACAGAAACAGAAACAAACAGCGGCTATCATTTATGGTCAAATTTTAGTTGGCGAAATGGAAAATGGTTTAATTTTTTAAGATGAGAGAAGGTGTAACCAATGGCGACACATAGTGATACAAGTGGTATCATTGACGCCGACCAGTTATTTGATATAGATATACTTACAGGTAAAATTACAAGACACTGTGAAAAAAATACACTAATGCAGTACAGCCATAATTCAGAGCGGTTTTCATTCAAAATGCCGCGACATATCGAAGGGCATGATATGTTGAATTGTAATAAAGTGGTAGTGAGTTATTTATCAAATACGGTGCCAGGTGAATATGAAGTTAATGATTTAAAAGCAAAAACAGATGATGATAGCAAGATCACATTTAGCTGGCTTATATCTTCAAACGCAACTCAGGAAGCAGGCAAACTACATTTCGTGATTATGTTTGAATGTACGCAGGACGACGGCACTATAACATACCGCTGGGTTACAGATATTAATGACGATTTTACCATAAAAAAGACCATTGCGAATGATGCAGGAATTGTTTATGAAAATGAAGACATTTTAGAGCAATGGAAACAGCGGTTATTTTATGGCAGTAATTCTGTAATCGCAAATATTCAGACTGAGGGCCGGAGACAGCAAACATTGATTGCTAACAAAGGTGTGGAGGTTAGAAAAACTATTCCAGATGACTATACGACACTAGGTGATAGAGTTGCTAATTTGTATACTGCGCTTGACGTAGATGTTGTGACTTACACATTCAGTTGGACAAGCGGCCGCATGCTCCGTCTTACTAATGGCGCATCATATGATCCGGGGGTCAATTATAATGCGATGATGCATCCTTGCCACAGTGATTTTGTTACAATCGGAGATAATATCGACCATTTAGAAATTCACAGAAGTGTAAGTGATACAAAACAGGTTGGCGGCGCATTTTATTCTGGCACCAGCGAAGGCTATTTCATTTCAAGTTTTGATGAAAAAGAAAGTAGCAATATACCTATTCCGGATGGTGCAAAATATTTTCGAATCAATTCCACAACAGATGGCGGCGCAAATACTGCATTAATTGTTAATGGCTGCCCAACTGTTCAAATCGGGACTCCTCCTGAATTGAAAGCACAAGTGGAAAATAATACAGAAAGAATTACAACGTTGGAAAGTGATGTAAATTCTTTAAAGCAAAATGGCACTGCGGCCGGTTCCCCATATAAGGGTAAGACAGTTATTGCCTTTGGTGATAGCATTATTGCCGGCGGGGGATGGCAGGAAGGCACTGGTGTCATACAGCCATTGAAAGAAAAATATACCGATGGAACGTGGCTGAATAAAGCCGAGTCCGGTGCAAACTTAGCCGTCACATCCAATCCGGGGCACACTCCAATCGTTACGCAGATCAGAAATTACACAGGAACAGCTGATGCTATCATTTTCGATGGTGGCGTTAATGACGTCAACAACGGAGTTTCCGTCGGATCTATCACGTCTGGATATGATGCATCGTATGATACCGGCACTGTTTGCGGGGCCATGGAAAGTGCATTGCAGTACATGATGGATAATTATCCATTAGCAATAAAAGTATATGTGATTCCGCATTCATTTGCCAAAGATAATTCGTATGTAGATGGTATTTACACAAAAGCGATTGAAATTTGTGATAAATGGAATGTACCAGTTTTGGACATGCGTAAATATTCGCAGATTGCTATGACCGCGACGAATAAATCGAAGTACACGAGAAATCCGAGCACGAATGCAGGAGATGGCGTGTATCCTGTGGAATCATGGTATCGCACATTCTACAGCCCTGTCATTGATCAGATGCTCCGATTCCTCGGAATTGGGACATTGAACTAAAGTTAACAGGCGGTGGTCAAATTGTGTTAATTCAGAACAAGACTATATGGACGCCCGATAATTCCAATTTATTGGAATATCGAGCAAAGGTCGAAACAGGTGAGATCATCATTGGGCAAGAGCTTTGGATGGAGCTTGATAATCTGGCAGAAGATTTTCATAATGACCGATATTTTTACAATACGGATGCCGCGCGATTGCGAATGGACTTTATGGAGAATTGTATAAGGCTGACAAAATCACCATTTTACAATAAGCCAATGGTTTTGATGCTTTGGCAGAAAGCTTTCATTGAAGCGTTCTATTCATTCAAAATGGCCGATACAGGATTTGATCGGTTTAAAAAATTGCTTCTCCTGATCGCACGTAAGAACACCAAAAGCGAAACATCATCCGCATTGGCGAATAGTGAATTTATCGTCGGAAATGAAGGTGCAGATATTTGTTGCAGCTCAAATGATGATGCCCAGTGTAGTATTGTGTATGATGCCATCGACCTAATGCGGCGACTTTATGACCCTAAAGATTTAGATTCTAAGAGAAACCAATCTTTCATCTTGAATAAGATCACAAATACGAAGGTATTTAAAATGTCAGACCGGACAAAAAATAAGGAAGGTCGAAACATTGATTTTGCGATTGTGGATGAAACACATGAGATGAAGGAGAACATCATCGGTAAGTCAATTGAACAGTCACAGAGTCTAAAAGATAATCCAAAATTTATCAATATTACAACAGAAGGTTTTGTCATTGATGGTTACTTAGATGATGAGTTAGAAAAAGCTCGAAAAGTAATTCGTAAAGAAGACACCGGACTAGCCGCCGAAAGATTGCTGCCGTGGTTATATACTCAGGACAGTGAGCGGGAGGTTTGGACGGGAAACCGAAAGAACAGGTTGTGGGAAAAGTCAAATCCAACTTTAGGTATCGTCAAAAAATGGGAATACCTAGAAGAGCAAGTTGACATTGCGAGAACGTCCAAAGCTGACAGAATTTTCGTTCTGTCAAAAGATTTTAACATCAAACAGAATGGCACAGAGGCATGGCTGAATCTTGAAGATTATGATTATAAAGCCATTTACGACATTGAAGACTTCCGAGGGGCCATTTGTATGGGAGCGGTTGACTTATCAGAAACTACTGACTTATCGGCGGCAAAAATACTTTTGATGAAGCCGAATGACCCAACAAAATACATATATCAGCATTATTTTATTCCAGAAAGTAAATTGGAGGATTCGGACGATTGGAATGCTGGCGCTCGCTACAAAGATTGGGCAAAAGCCGGACATCTAACAATTACGGAAGGAAATGACATTGATCTTGCAAAAGTGGCAGACTGGTTTTACAGTCTTTACACCGATTACGGTATCAAACTTTGGAAATGCGGTTATGACCAACGATTTGCGAAAGACTGGATAACTCGAATGGACTTTTATGGATGGCAAAGGACTGGTGATGATGATTCAGACTTAATCATGATTTTACAGAACGCACAGACATTGTCAAATGCGATCAAGTTGTGCGAGGCAGATTTAAAACATCAACTTGTCAATTATAACGAAAACGTTATGGATAAATGGAATTTAAAAAATGCAGGTATTAAAGTGGATGATAAAGGGCAATGCCTTTTAGTAAAACAGGAAACAGTAAAACGAATTGACGGTGCGGTGAGTTTAGTTATTTTATATGAAATGTATAGGCGATACCGTACGGAATTTATGCAGATGATAGAAAGGCGATAGCATGGACATTGTATCAGCTAACATTTCGGCGAGTTCGATGCAATATGACGAGACCGAAAAACTCTTTTATGGTACGGTACTTGCAAGCGAGCACGGTTTTGGTATGAATGCTTTTGTGGTGAGAGCGGTTTATCGAGATGATAAATTGCGTGTAAACAATGTGTTATGTGCCTATCGGGTTGAAACAAATGGGGATTTGAAGGTTTTCGTTGATGAACGGATGAGTCTTAGACTTACAATCGGCAGAGGGGTACCGGTAACACCGACTAATACGCTGGAAGATGGTGACGAATATGCAGACACTTAAATTGGGACAATCAGTAAAAGCAATTTTAAAAGCAATCAATTCTAATTTTGCAGAGTTGAACAATCGAAAAACGTATAAGGTGCTTTATTCCGGTTCCGTTGATGTGCCGAGTAAATCCGATGGAACATCAAAAACAATCACATTAGTGGACAACCCGGCAAATTATGATGGGCTGATCTTACAGCTAGATGGCTGTTCGGCATTTGAATATTTCGGTTCATTGGCAGTGGGAAAAGTATTGAAACCTGTTCATAACCAGTTTGACATGACAGCGGCTATGGCTGGATGGAATATGTTTGGGTATAATTGTGAAATTCTGAGCAATAAACGATTGAAGCTGAGTGGATTTATTTTTTCCGGCAGCAGTTACGATAAAGACCCGAATTTAGATATTTATTTGCTGAGATATAACGAGCATTATTCGGTGTATCCAGTAACTAAAGTTATAGGAGTTAAGTTTAATTAAAGGAGGTTTTATTATGGCACGACAGACTATTAAACTTGGTGAACTGGTCAAAACAGCATGGCAGAAGGTTAATGAGAATTTTACTGAGTTATATAACTCACTGTCCAGCAAGCAGGACAAAGAAACTGGCAAGGGTCTTTCTACAAATGATTACACAAATGCTGAAAAAACAAAGTTATCAGGTATCGCTGCAAATGCTCAGATCAATAAGATTGAGACAGTCAAAGTAAATGGAACAGCACTCACTGTTACAGATAAAGCGGTCAATATTGATTTGTCAGGTAAAGTTGATAAGGTTACAGGCAAGGGCTTGTCGGCAAATGATTTTACTAACGACTACAAGTCAAAGCTCGATAAAGCGGCGACTATTGACAAAAAGACTTTCACAACAAGCAACTGGGGAACGGCCGACGGAAGCGGTTATTATAATATGACAATTGCAGCAACTGGCAAATATCCAACTAAAGTCATGAGGAGTGAGAATGGCGTTTACGCTGAGGCATTGGTGCAGGTGGCCGTTAGCGGCAACAATGTCATTATCACGAGCGAAGAAACATTTGAAGGTTACGTTATTTGTATCTAGGAGGTAATGACGGTGGGATGGCTTGACAAATTAAAACGAAAACCACCAAAGTCGCAGGTGTGGGCGCAAACTTTAAATGGATATACACCGATTTTTTCACAATTTGGAACTAATATCTATGCGTCAGATGTCGTGCAGCAGGCGGTGAAATGTATCGTGGATGAGATGAAAAAGCTAAATCCCACCCACGTGCGATATAACGGGAATGATCCCGTTCCAGTCAATGGAAATATTCAAAGCATATTAAATAACCCGAATCCACTCATGACAACAAGCGAATTCTTAGAGAAAGTTATGTGGTTATTGCTTTTGAATTATAATGCTTTTATTTTACCGACTTATTATGTCTGGACTGATGAAAGCGGGGCAGAACAGCGCCGATATGATGGTTTATACCCACTCAAACCTACTCAAGTAGATTTCATTGAGGATGCGGGCAGTCGATTATTTGTCAAAATGAGATTTGAAAATAATTTTGAAACTACAATCGCATATGACAATATTATTCATTTGAGGTGCAACTACTCTGTGAATGAATATATGGGCGGCGATGTATCTGGTCAGCCTGATCACACGGCATTGTTACAAACACTGGAGATTAATCAGACATTACTTGAAGGTGTAGGAAAAGCGATGAAAGCTAGCTACGCCGTGAATGGTGTGGTGAGATATAACACGATGCTGGATGATGGAAAAACAGAAGTGGCCCTCAAAGAACTGGAACAAAAATTGAAAAATTCGGATAGTGGATTTTTACCGCTTGATTTAAAATCGGAATTTACTCCGCTTGAACGTAGGGTGGCACTTATCGATGAACCCACATTGAAATTCATTGATGAAAAAATCCTGAGAAATTGGGGTGTACCGCTTGCTATATTGACGGGTGATTATACCAAAGCTCAATATGAAGCATTCTATCAAAAAACACTGGAACCGCTTATCATCTCTATTTCGCAAGCATTTACAAAAAAGCTTTTTACCGATAGAGAAAAATCATTTGGTAATGTCATTAAGCTATATCCAAAAGATTTGATCTTTATGACAGTAGATCAGACATTACAGATGGTAAACATGCTTGCAAATACCGGTTCCATTTATGAGAATGAAAAACGTGTGGCATTTGGTTTACGCCCGTTACCAGAACTTGAAGGTAAACGGTACATGTCACTTAACTGGGTCGATGTGGATATTGCAAACCAATATCAAGTAGGTAATGCAGCAAAAAATAATACCCCGCTGGGTAATGATGACAACGATAATGATGGAGGTGTAAAAGATGGCGGAGAAGAATAAGCCACTGGAACAGCGTTCATATAATTTTGAAGTTCGCGCAGAAGAAACAGATGCCGGGAACATTATCACTGGTCGACCAATTGTTTATAACAGCCGGACGGATTTAGGCTGGTTCGATGAAATCATTGAACCTGGAGCATTAAATAATACTGATTTAACTGACGTTAGATTCTTAGTCAATCATGATACAAGCAAAATTCCTCTGGCAAGGTCCAGACGGAATAATGGCAATAGCACAATGCAACTAACTACTGACAATGATGGTCTGGGAATTCGTGTCGCACTTGACACAGAGAATAATTCAGAAGCAAGGGCTTTATATTCCGCCGTACAGCGTGGAGATATATCCGGAATGTCATTCATGTTTGGCATTCGGGATGAAGAATGGGAGAACTTGGATAGCGATCACCCCACAAGACACATCAAAGACATTAGCACCGTCGTAGAGGTGAGTGCCGTGACATTTCCGGCATACGAATCTACTGAAATAAATGCACGAAGCAAGGAAGCATTGGAGAATGCCCGGTCAGCAGTGGAAACTGCCAGACAGCAACGTGAACAATCAGTGGACACTGATTTGGAACTATTAAAAGAAAAAACGAAAATCTTAGGAGGATTTTAAAATGGGTAGAAAAAAAGTCTTAGAAAAACGTCTTGCAAGATTACAGGCGAAAAAAACAAAGCTCACTGAAAGAGCGATGGCGTCACAGGATGCAAACGAAGTCCGTTTAATCAATGAACAGTTGACAGACATCAACGACGAAATCGCAGAAACACAGGAAGAAATCGACGCAATTAATGAAGAAGGGGAAGGCGGTGAGCCTACACCCGATACAGGTGAAGGTGCTCAGCAGAGAAGTAACCCACCGGCAAATGCACAGCATGTAAATGGTGGTATCCCGCTTGCAACATTTGGCCAGCAGACAGGTATGAGCCAGCAGAGAAGCAACGACGATCCATATTCCACTATGGAATATCGTATGGCGTTCAAAGCTTATGTGCAGAAAGGCACACCAATTCCGTCTGAATTGATGCAGCAGAGAGCAGGCGGAGATCCTGGCCCAACAGTTGCGGCAGACCTGGGCATGATTATTCCAACAACGATCATGAATGAATTTATCAAAAAGGTATCTAAAGTTTATGGTCAATTATACAGCAAAGTCCGCAAGCTCAACATTCAGGGTGGCGTGAAGTTTCCGATTTCTGACCTGAAAGCAAACTTTAAGTGGATCACAGAAACAACTGTTTCTGACCGCCAGAAAGCCGGCGACATTAAAGAATATATCGAATTTTCTTACAACATTGGTGAAATCCGCGTGTCTCAGACATTACTTTCACAGGTTGTTACACTTTCCATGTTTGAAGAGGAAATTGTAAGAATCATGGTTGAAGCTTACGTGGAAGCAATGGACAAAGGCATCATGAGTGGCACAGGCAACGGCCAGATGCTCGGTATTCTGAAAGATACTCGTGTAACTGGTAATGCAGGTCATACCATCGAGTTCACAACTGCTGAGATTTCAGATTGGGAGAAATGGAGAAAGAAATTGTTTGCCATCATTCCACTTTCTAAACGCGGTCAGGGCGAATTCATTTTTACAGCGGGTACAGTTGAATCCAATCTTCTGACTATGAAGGATGCTAACAACCGTCCAATTTTCAAGGAGGCTACTGAACTGAACGTTGGAGAGTCAGCAACTTCTGGCAGATTCTATGGTCGTGAGGTAACACTGGTTGAACCTGACATTGTTGCAGATTTTGACACTGCTGCATCTGGTGATGTCATCGGTCTTTACTGGATTCCTACGGATTATGCGATCAATACCAACCTTGCATTCGGCATGAAACGTTACTTTGACGAAGAGAAAAATGAGTGGGTCAACAAAGGTCTGACTATTGTTGATGGTAAGATGCTGGATGTTGCCGGCTGCTACATTATTAAAAAGAAATAATGAGGTGATACCATGGTAAATACAACCGTTATTGCATTGAAGAAACTTTGTGCGGCCATCAAAAATGACGGCACAACATGGGAAGCAATCCCAGGTGAAACTGTCCCGGATGTAATTGATCAGATCACACTTGCAAAAGGTGGAGAAGATCCTGGCGGAGAACTCGCAACACTGACCGTCACAAGTGTACCGGGCACAGCCTCCGGCACAACTAAAATCACAGTCAGTGGCAACGGTTCCGGTCAGTTGCACTATGAGACAAGCGGTGCAATTTCTCTTCCAGCATATCACGAAGATATTTCAAGCTGGACCACGTGGGACGGCACCAGTGAGATTACAGCGACAGACGGTGAGACAATTTGTGTTGCTGAGGCCGATTCTAATAATTTGGCCATTGCTGCTGGTACTGTCACAGTGAATGCAAATACAAATTAAGGAGGCGCTAACGGGTGACAGATGATGAATTATTGAACGAGGTCAAACGACGAATCGGTGTAACTGGTAACTATCAGGATGCCACAATCAGCGGTCATATTCAGGACGTAAAAGACTTTATGGTTGATGCTGGTGTCAGCATAAAAACAATGGAGTCCGGAGCAATTATCGGAGCTGTCACCCGCGGCGTATCCGATCTTTGGGATTATGGAAGCGGTACCGGGGAATTTTCCCCGTACTTCTTTCAGAGGGTGACACAGCTTGCATATAAAGGCGGTGAGTTCGATGGTTGATTATAAACCGTCACCATTCACCACACCCATGAAGCTTTTAACACCAACTTATGAAACCGTTAAAGGGGTAAAAAAGAAGATTTACCAGGCAGACGGGGATTTGATTTGGTGCAGCTTCAAAACGTATGGCGGCACAGAACGAACTGAAAATGATGTCTATGCGATTGAAGACACAGCCAAAGTAGAAACCTATTTTCGGCCAGATATAACAGCAAATTGCCGTGTAATGCTCGCAGAAAGCGGTGCGACATATGACATCATAAATGAACCTGAGGACGTCAATCAGCGGCACAAATATCATGTGTTCAAAGTTCGACGTGTCAAAGGGGGGGCCTAATGTGGGCAAAAATCTTTTAAAGCTTGATACAAAACCATTTGACATTTATGCTGAAAAGCTTGACAGACTGGGAGCTGACTTGAAAGCAATCTTTACGGATGCATTGGAGCAGGTCGGGGAAACCATCGGGCAGGATACACTTGATGCGGTCGCCGATGAGAATTTACCGGCAGGTGGTAAATATTCAACCGGCGATACAAAAGCATCCGTCATTCAGAATCCACAAGTTAAATGGAGCGGAGCAATCGGTGAAATCGGTATTGGGTTTGATTTTGGAAAGCCTGGTGCCGGCGGTTTTCTTATTACAGGAACGCCGAAGATGCGACCAGATAAAGCGTTAAATGCGATGTATAAGAAAAAGAAATATATGTCAGACATTCAGAATGATATGATTGACATTTTCAATGATGAGATCAAAAAAAGAATGGGGTGATAATGTGGAAGATCAGTTGATCGAATTGTTGGAGTCACTAGGCTATCCGGTTTTTCGACAGGGGAGTCTAGCTGAAGATGAAACCTATCCAGAAACGTTCTTTACATTTTGGAATAATGATACCCCAGACCACTCTCATTATGATAATGCTGAATATGGTACGGCATGGGATTTCGATGTAAATATTTACAGTAATGACCCGTCAAAAACCTATTCAGAATTATTAAATGCTAGACAGAAATTAAAAGAAGCAGGTTGGATTGTACCCGGTAAAGGGTATGATGTGGCATCTGATGAAGTCACTCATACCGGCAGGGGCGTAAGAGTTTATTTTTTAGAAGTATAGGAGGTAAAAATCTATGAAAATTGTAGAATACCGTGGTATTGAGGGTCTTGTTTTTGCAGAAGTCACAGAAGATTCCACTGAAAATTATACAACAGGAACCGTTGAAGAATTGGCTGGTACATCTGAATTAACGAAAAGTACCGACAGCTCATCCGAAACACATTATTATGACAATATGCCTGCCATTGTCATTGAATCCACCGGTGCCGATGAAGTAACTGCCACTGTATCCGCTATTCCGTTAGAGACTTTGGCAAAACTCACCGGCCAAACATATGATGCAGCTACGGACATGTTCATTGAAGGTCCGAGAGAGAACAAATATTTTGCAATGGGTTATAAGACCAAACGAACAGACGGAACAGAGGTCTATGTGTGGAGATTAAAAGGTACATTTAGTATCCCTGAATCTACTCACAATACCGAGGATGATGGTACAGACGCAAACGGTCAGGAAATCACATTCACAGGCATTTCCACGACTCACAAATTTACAAAGACTGGCAAGGGTGCCAAAGCAATCAATGTTGAAGCAGACGGCAAAGCGAATGTTACTGACTTCTTTAAGACAGTACAGACACCGGACAGCATCCAGGCAAAAGTTTAAGAAAGGGAAGGGAATAGTCTATGGAAGAATTGAGATTGGTGATCAAAGATAGAAACGGCGAAATCATTAAAAGTGTTAGAGCCAGATCATTTGATATTCGTTTTGGGACAATCGATAACCTTATGGGATTATTAAATATCGATGAAAATACAACTTCATTTGAATTATTGAAAAAAATATCAACAACATGGAACGAAGTTACCACTTTACTTGATGATATTTTTCCAGACATGACAAAAGAAGATTGGAAGCTTGTCAGAATCAATGATTTAATTCCTGTCGTATTGCAGGTTATCAAATACACATTCACTGAGATTATGACTATTCCTTCTGACGCAAAAAATTAGACGGGGGGGCTGAAAACGCCCCCCTTTCTGAATCTTTATTTCAAATATCGTATGGATTATGTAAAGAGTTTCCGGCATTATCGCCATTTGACATTGAGAAAAAGACATTTCATAGCGTGATCGTATTATTTTCACGTTTGAGAATATTGCAGATGAAGGAAAGCAAAGGGACAGATAGACAGCAGGCAAGATCGGACGTTATTAAAAGACCAGCCGGCGATAACTGGTTTTAAAAGGTGGTGAGATAATATGGCCAAAGACGAACAAACAACCAAATTTAAAGTTGACATATCCCAATTAAAAAAGGAATTTCAGGAAGCACAACGCCATATCCGTTTAGTCAATTCCGAATTTAAAGCAGCGACAGCTGGCATGGATAATTGGGCAAACAATGCTGACGGATTGAGTGCTAAAATTACTCAATTGAACGGTGTTCTGGATGCCGAAAAGTCTAAACTTAAATCATTGGAAAGTCAATACGCTTTAGTGGTCAAAGAACAGGGAGAAAACTCTAAAGGTGCCCAAGAGTTAATGATAAAGATTAACAACCAAAAGGCTTCTGTTGAAAGAGTCAGTGCATCCATTAAAGGGTATACCGACAAATTGAATAATTTACAGACTGAATCAAATCAGACTGAATCTGCTGCCGAAAAGCTGGCTAATACTATCAAACAGCAAGAAAGTGACCTTGAAGCATTAAAAACAAAGTATGCTGGTTTAATTTTAGAACAAGGTAAAAGTTCTAAAGAAGCCAAAGAGACGGCAGCACAGATCAAAAAATTATCTTCATCATTGAACCAAAATAAAGCCACATTCGCCAAAGCAGAAGACGCCGCGGACGATTTTGACAGAACGTTGCAGGACGTGGACGACAGCGCTGAACAGGTGGCTGAAGGCTTTACAGTCATGAAGGGTGCACTTGCTGATCTTTTGGCTGATGGTATTCGATCAGTGATAGATGGTTTAAAAGATTTTGTCGTTGAAAGTGATGGCGCATATAAAAAGTTTCAAGCTCAGACAGGCGCAAGCGCTGAAGAAATGGAAAAATTCTCAGAGCAAATGGACGACATCTATAAAAGTGGCATTGGCGACACTCTGGAAGATATCGGCGATAAAATGGCATATGTTAAGCAGGTTACTGGAGAAGTTGACCCAACTAAAATCAAAAAGTTAACCGAAAATGCTATAGCTTTAGAAGATACATTCGGCAGTGATTTCAATGAAACCATTCGCGGTGTTAGTAACTTAATGACACATTTTGGCATTGATGCTAATGAAGCCTTTGATTTATTTGCCAAAGGTTCTCAGGAAGGTTTAGACTACACAAGTGAACTTGGCGATAATATCGCAGAATATGGCGGTAACTTTAAACAAGCTGGCTATTCGGCTGAAGAATATTTCCAGTTACTTGTAAACGGTTCCAAAAATGGTGCGTACAATTTGGATAAAGTCAATGACTCAATTAATGAAGTTAAAAACCGTTTAGGCGACGGTACGATTGAAAAAAACATTGACACATTCAGCGAAGGGACAAAGAAAGCTTTTCAGAATTGGAAAGACGGAAAAGGTACAATGAAAGATGTTATTGACTCAATTGTCGATGACATCAATGATTGTACCAATGAACAAGAAGCTTTGACGATGGCACAAGTAGCGTTTGGTACCATGGGTGAAGATGCCAATTTAAAAGTTGTCAAATCTTTAAAGAGTACCGGCAAAACATTCAAAAACGTCAAAGGTAGTATGGAGGATGTCAAAAAAGTTAAATATGATGACGTCGCTACACAGTTTAAACAGTTGGGGCGAACGATCCAGCTAGATGTTATTGCACCACTTGCAGAAGATGCATTACCAACGGCGAAAGAGTTTGTAAATTGGACAAAAGACAATTTGAACAGTCTGATTCCAATAGCAAAAGCAGCTGGTCTTGTCATCGCTGCTATTTTTGCAGTAAATAAAACTGCTCAAGCTGTGTCATCTATCAAGCTTTTGATTGATACATTCAAATCATTGAAAGTGTCCATAACTGCTGCAGCCGCTCAGTCAACATTATTGAATGCAGCATTAACCGCTTTACCATTTGTGGCGGTTGGTGCGGCTATCGTCGGCGTAACACTTGCCATGAAACATTATTCAGACAAACAGACAGAAGCTATTCAAGCTGAATATGGATTGTCGGAAGCGCAAAAAGAATCTATCAAAAATGCGAAAGATTTAAAAACCGCTTATGAAGATACTGATCAGGCTCGCAGACAGGCAACAGCCGCCGTTACATCTGAATATAACCATTTGAACGAGCTTAAATCAGAATTAAATGGGTTGATTGATTCTAATGGCAAGGTAAAAAGAGGCTATGAAGACCGGGCAAATTTTATCGTGACAGAATTGGCCAATGCTTTAGGTCTTGAAAAAGATAAGATTTGGGAGATTATTGAGTCAAACGGTGAATTGGGTGACAGCATTGACCAGATTATTCAGAAGAAGCAGGCTGAAGCTACATTAAATGCTAATGAATCAGCATACACTGAGGCCATCCAAAAACGAAGTGAAGCACTTAGCACCTATCAGTCAAGTCTGGAAGCCTTAAAGTCGGCAGAAGAGAAATACAATGAGACAAAAGATGAAGCCAATAAGATCATGGCTGAATACGACGAGTTTTTAAAAGAAAGTCCAGAAGCGGCCGCAACTTATTATAATTTTCATCACAAACTTATTGAACAGAATGAGACGGCTAAAGACTCTTATGAAAAAGCGAAAAAAGGCGTGGAAGATGCTGAATCTGCTTATGTTGGATATAACACGACCATCCAGAATTACGAAGGTTTATCTGCCGCAATCATTAGTGGAGATGCTGCTAAAATTCAGGACGCACTGCAAAACATGCAGACTAATTTCATTACAGCCGAAAACGGTACAAAAGCCAGTCTTGAACGTCAGGTCAAGAACATGCAGCAAAACTATGAGTCGTTAAAGCAAGCGATTGATGACAATACACCAGGTGTAACTCAGGCGATGGTTGATCAGGCAGCTGAGATGGTCAAGAAGTCAAAAGCCGAATTAGATAAGTTACCGCCAGAAGCAAGCGAGTCGGGCAAAAATGCCGGTACATCTGCTGCCAAAGGTTTAGAGAGTACTGCAAAATATAATGAAACCGCTGGCGCACTCATAGCGACTAGCCAGAATACAGGGTTAGCATCTGCCGACACAAATGAGACCGGTAAAGACAAAGCGACACAGTTTAAAGACGGTGCCGCCGGTACGGTCAAAATGAGCCTTGAAACTGGCAAAACATTGTCGTCCAGCTTAAATACCGGGTTAGGTAGCGCAAACACAAAGGATACAGGTTCTACAAAAGGTTCACAGTACGCTGGAGGCGCAAATTCTCAGAGCGGTATAGTTCAGAGTGCCGGTGTTAATTTGTCGTCAAGCTTGAACAGCGGTTTAAATTCTGCTAATACGAATTCGACTGGTGCCAAAAAAACTGGTGAATTCAATAGTGGTGTTAAGTCTATTGACACATACACGCCGGGTAAAAATCGTGCTGAAGACGCAAAAAGCGGTATGGCTTCAGTCAGTGCAGACAACACCGGTAGTAATTTTGTTTCAGGATTCATAAACGGTATGGCAGGCATGGCCTCAAGTCTATGGGATACTGCTTGGGATTTAGGCAAAAAAGCTCTTAACGCTTTAAGTTCTGCCATCAAAGAAGGTTCACCATCCAGAGAGACGGCAAAGAGTGGCCGCTGGTTTGTTTTAGGTTTTGCAAATAAAATTGCCGATATGTCAAAAGTAGCAATTAAACAGGCTCAGATTTTAGGTCAGCAGGCTGTGCAGGCTATGAATGATGAGCTTAATACGGACGTAAAAATGCCGGTGATCAGTGCCGGTGTGAGTGCTGCACGAAATGCAGTCGGAAACGGTTCAGGTACAGCCGGTCAGACAGGCAAATCAACACAGGTGAATAATACTTACAATTTTTATCAGACCAACAACAGTCCAAAATCATTGAGCCGTCTGGAAATCTACAGACAAACTAAAAATCAGTTAAATTTTGCAAAGGGGGTGTAAGCTGTGTATCAATGTTGGATTGAAAATGAATATGGTGAAAAGTTAGAACTTACTAACAACCCGAACTACATAGTCTATCAAATTGATGGCTTACAGCCGCCCAACGCGATTATTAATACGACAAAAATAGCAAGCATGGACGGCACCCGCTTCAATAGTGCCAGCGCAAATGAAAGAAACGTTGTTATTTATTTGACAATTGAAGGAGATTGCGAGACAAACCGCATTAACCTTTACAAATACGTTAAGACGCGAAAATATGTGAAATTCTATTACAAGAATTCAAGCCGGGATGTGTATATTGACGGTTATGTGGAAAGTATGCAAATTGCAATGTTTGAGATTAAACAGAAAATGCAAATTTCCATTTTATGCCCACAACCTTATTTCAAATCGATAAACAATTCATTTATTGAATTTGCATCGGTAAGTGCCGCATTTGTGTTCCCATTTGCATATACCGCTGAGGGTGGTCCATTTTCCGTGATGGAACGTGGTGCCATGCAAACGGTCAGCAACGCTGGAGAAATTGAAAACGGTATTATCATCAATATGAAAGCAACAGGCCAGGCATTAAACCCACAGGTTTATAATATTAGCACGAACGAATATTTTAAATTAAGTGTTGAGCTGGCCGAAGGCGATGAAATTATCATAAACACCAACAAAACGCAAAAAAGCGTTATCCTTATCCATGACGGTACGCGGTCAAATATCATCAATAACATGGATATTGGTTCAAAATGGTTCCAGTTGTTACCCGGTGATAACATTTTTTCAGCGGACGCTGATGAATTTCCAGAGAATATTTTTTGCAGTATCACCCATGTAGACGAATTTGAGGGGGTATAAATCATGGACATATATGTACTTAACAAAAGTAAGGCGTTTGTCGGTGTTTGTGATGACTATAAAAGTGTTATCTGGACAACCCGCTATTTCACGCCTGGCGACTTTGAATTGTATCTACCGGCGACCAGAGAAAATATTATGATGTTGCAGGAAGATTATTATTGTGTGCGTGATAAGGATATATCAGAAGTAGACGGCAAAAAAATATTCAAAAATGTTATGATTATTGAAAAAATTCAGATCACGACAAGCGTTGAAGAGGGCAACTATTTAGTTGTTACTGGCAGATGCTTGAAATCTCTTTTGGCGCGTCGCATTGTCTGGACTCAGACCAATCTAAGCGGCAAATTAGAAACGGCATTGCAGAATATTGTCGCCAAAAACGGTGGCCAAAATTCCTCACCGTTTGCCAGAGTTATTCCAGGTTTAATGTTGGGGGATGAAAAAGGATTCACAGAAACCATCAGTAAACAGGTCACCGGCACAAATGTAGCCGAATTCCTGGCCGATGTGTGCATGGCATACGGCATTGGCTGGGATATTTATATCAAGGGTACTCTGTTTTTCTTTGAATTGTATAAAGGTGTAGACCGCTCATACAATCAGACAGACTTGCCATATGTCGTTTTTTCTCCGGAATTCGATAACTTATTGAGTACGGACTATCAATTCGATAGAACGAATTATAAAAGTGTCGCATTAGTGGCCGGTGAAGGTGAAGGGACCGCACGAAAAACAGTGACGGTTGGAACAGCCAGCGGTCTTGACAGATATGAAATTTTTGTCGATTCCAGAAATTCGTCCAGTAATGGCGGCGAGATCACCGACGCCGAATATAAAACAATGCTAGAAGAGGAAGGCAACGAAACGTTAAGCAACGCGGAAAATTCCATAACTGAAAGCATTTCAGGCGAGGTGGAACCGTCCACTAATTATACGCTAGGTGTAGATTACTTTTTGGGCGATGTGGTGGAAGTCATTAACGAATATGGTATTGAAGCGGCGCCTCGAATTACTGAAATTATTGAAAGTGAAGACGATACGGGGACATACACAATACCAGCATTTAATTCACAGGAGGTGTAATGTATGGCTATAACATACGGTTTTTATAATGCGGTAAAGCAGTCTGACGGCAGCTATGATCGGGTGTATACGTCCGAACAGTTGGGGAACATGTTTGAAGGGCTTATTACCGATGGCGTTTATGAATCAATAGACGATGCCATGATCGTAAAAGCAAAAACAGACATGACGGTTGAGGTTGGTGCAGGTCGGGCAATAGTGGGTAGTAAATGGCTAAAGAATGATGCCAAAAAAGACATTACGTTAGCCGCTTCTCACGCGACGTTAAATAGATATAGCGCAATAGTAGTGCAATTTAATCATTCAGCAAGAACTGCTACTATTGTGGAAGTCACTGGAACGGCAGCGGCCACACCGACAAAACCAGTACCGCGACACACGACCACAATGGATGAGCTCGTATTGGCTTATGTTTATGTGGCCAAAGGCGCAACGACCATTAGTCAAGTAGATATTTTCGACGTCAGGGCCGATAACACGGTATGCGGTTGGGTTACAGGTGTAATTACGCAGGTAGACACAAGCGAGTTATTTTTGCAATATCAGGAAGCATATGAACAGCAATTGAATACCATGAAGGCATGGCAGGCTCAGCAAGAAGCACAATTCGACGACTGGTTTTCAACATTGACTAATCAGTTACAGGTTAACACATATGTGGATAAATACCACAAGGTCGTGAACATGGGCAGCAATAACGGTGTATTTCCACTTGATATGTCGGGCTATACCTACAGTAGCACAGACATTTTATTCGTTAATGTCAATGGCATTATGCTTACAGAAGAATATGACTATTTATTAGACACATCCAAGACACCGGTAGAAATCCACACCAACGCCGATCTTGAGGCCAACAATATCCTTGAAATTACTGTATTAAAATCTAAAATTGGTCAGTCGTAAGTATTTACAAAAAATTGCTATTGTGCTATAATTTAGATGAGCAGGTACAGCAGTTGCTTTGTTTTATTTTATTTCACCCTTTCTAATGTAAAAATGCACAAATCTTATATCAAAGGTTTGTGCATTTTTTCTATGTACAAACTACAGCTTTAGTGGTATAATTAAACCATAATCAAACAGAACTTAATAAATAAAAATAATTATCCCACCACGGAGGTTACGATGGCAGAAAGTGAGGATATGGCATGTATAGTATTGAATTATCGAACGACAAAACAAAAGCAATCATAGACACTGTAAAATTTAAAAGAAAAAAAGATGCAGAAGAATGGTTAAAAGATTTTAGACAAGTATTAACAAAAGGAACCATGGCAAAAGTCATTAAATTATAAAGGAGAATATGGCTTGGTTTTTAAAATCAAAAGGAATATACATATAACAAAATAAAAAAGGACCGACAAGGTCCTTTTTATTTTGTCAGTGTAACCCATGCAAATTTCAAGAATCTTCATATCGTTTAATCAAATCAAGGTATTCTTGATTTTCAATGACATCCTCGAATTTACAATCCAATGCCAAACATACACGGAGAATTGTATCAATCCGCGCATGATCGAAAACCTTTGACCCTTGCTCATAATGCTGCAAGGTTCGTACGTTTAAACCGGTTTTTTCAGCCAACTGAGATTGCGACAGACCTTTGGCCTGCCGCATTTCTTTTAATTTTTTCGTCATGATTTCCTCCTTAATATTCATATGTAAATAAAATGGTAGTTGCTGAACGATCATATTCGGTAATGATATAAATATCGCCTTCTTCATTATTATATCTGGCGAAAATTCTATCGTCACCATTTTTGGTTGCATCATCATTCATTTTCCAATCATCTTTATCAAGATCTCCCCAGTTACAATTGCGATATTTTGCAATTGATTCAAGAATGAATTTGGAAAACTCAATACTTTCACTAATTTTTGCATTTACGCTTCTAGTTATTACTACTTTACCGATCTTAAATTTCATTTCAATTTCCCCTTTATTATCAAGGGGCCGTAGCCCCTCATTTTTACCAAGATTGAATATCTTCAAGCAACTCTTTTAATCCGTCAACATCAGTTTTATCAACATTGAAAAATTCTCCACCAAGATCAATTTGAACGTGGCCATTTTCAGTGATTGCATATTCAAATTCATACTCCTCAAATAAACTAACAATCTCAATTAAAAGCTTTGAACATTCTTTCAATGTTATCTCTCCTTTAGTTTTAATCAACCTTACATATATTATTATACACCTTTAGTTGGAGTTTGTACACTAAAAGTTGTAGAAAATATGAAAAAATTTTATTTATATGGTTTTGCTAATTCTTCAAGCATATTATCATACTGCTTTTTGGTAATCATTTTCGATTGATATATTAGATCAATGGCCTTTTTAGTTTCTAATATATAATTTAAGTCTTTGGAAATTTTATCAATATTCATTTTAATTTCCTCCTTAAAAGTAACTTACATATATTATTATACACTGATAGTTGTACAAAGTACACAGAAAAACTTTTTTATTCCGTACAAAATTTTTTCAAAAAAGGGGCTCGCAAAGTACAACTTTAGGTGTATAATAAATATATCAAATGAAACAAGTAAAGGAGATCAAAATTATGACTAAAAAATATTATGAAACAGTAAAAAATCTTGAGGAACTTTTTGATACATTCAATGCTCACTTATTTAATAATGAACTTGAAAAACCGATCATCACGGTTTTACCAGATTCAACAAGTAGTGCATATGGCTGGTGTACAACTCAGAAAATCTGGAAATCAAGTGATGAAGAATTTTATGAGATTAATATTTGTGCAGAGCACTTGAATAGAGATGTCAAAGAAATCTGCGGGACATTGATTCATGAAATGGTTCATCTTGATAACATCCACAAAGAAATTCAAGATACAAGCGCAAACGGTCGTTATCATAATAAAAAATTTAAAGAGACCGCTGAAGCTCATGGCCTTGTAATTGAAAAAATGGGGAATGTTGGTTGGTCAAAAACAAGCTTAAGTGAAGAGCTTTCAACATGGATTGACGAAAATATTAAAATTAAAGGCTTTGATTTAGCAAGAGCTCCAAAAATGAAAAGGGGTCAATCAACTACCAAATCAAAATACAAATATTATATGTGTCCGTGTTGTAAAACAAAATTCTATAGTGTTCATACAATTAATGCAATTTGCGAAGACTGTGGAAACCCATTTATTCAATACAAATAAGAGAGCGAAAGCCCTCTTGTATAAAGGATCCCCTAAAAGTTTTTTTGAAAAAATTTCATTTTAGGGGCTCCCGAAATACAACTTTTGTTGTATAATAAATAATGTAAGAACAACCAAGTAAAACCAAATGGAGGAAAATAAAATGACAAGAGAAGACAAATTATATTCAATGACAGGAAGAACACTTATTATGAGAGCTGATGAACTTGGAATAAAAGTTGCTTGTAATAAAACAAGAACAGCTTTAAAAGAAGCAAAATCCGCAGTAATTGAAAGAATCCTAGCTGTAGAAAATGCAGCAGAAGAAGAATTTACATCTGAAGAAGCTGAAGAAATCGAAGCAAGAGTTGCATGTGGTGAAACTATTGATGGCGCAATGCAGACTGTTATTGAAGATCACGAGACTATCACAGAAGAGCCTCAGACTGAATCTGAGGAAGTTTCTGAAGAGCCTAAGGAAAAACATAAGGCTAGAAATAAAAAGCCGAATTTGAAGCTCACGGAGCTCACATATGATGGCGAAACAAAATCCATCAGAGAATGGGCCAAAGAGCTGGAAATGCCTTGGCCAACCTTATATGATCGTGTAAATCGGAATGGTTGGACAGTAGAGGAAGCGATCGAAATTCCTTTAGGAGGTAGAAGAAAGAAATAGACACAAAAAGAGGGAGCAGAGGCTTCCTCTTTTCTTCATATCTATATCAAATTCAAATTTTATTTATTCGAGTGAGCATTTCTCTATCTAAATAGTAAAAGCTCTAAAAACAAGAAATATGGGCTTTTTAAAGCTATACACTTATAATTGTATAAAACTGCACAATATTTTCCCGAAATTCTAGCTATTATGTCAGCATACAATTTTAGTTGTACTCGATATAATAAATATATCAAATGAAATATAAACAGAGGAAATGATTATGAAAGTATTAGATGGAAGAAATTCAAATGAAGTTCCAAAGATGATCGAGCTTGGAGAGTTTATTGTAAATACAAAATATATAGAAGATGATACTTGTATTTATTCTTTATTATTAGATGGTTTCATTGTTCCATGTGTTTCAGTAAAAAAGAATACGGATTATAAATATGTTCTTTGTGGCAATTACAAAACACAGAGAGGTTTTGATAACTGGTTAAAAAGGCAATATGATAGAGCAGTAAAGTCAAAATAAGGACCCGCAAGGGTCCCTTATTTTTTCATCTCAACGATCACGTTATCAATAACCTCTAAAGCTTTTTCCGTGTTATCACTTTCTAATAAAGCTTTAAGCGATAAAAGTAGGGTAAATGTTTCCCATCTATTTTCCATGATTTCTCCTTTATTGATATTGTGACGTATGTTTGACTCTGACGATCTGAATCAAGTCACTCTCAATTTTATAAATTACTTTATATTTTCCAACAAACATTTGACGGTATCCTGGAAAACCTTCAAAATCTGGCCAACGTCTTGGAAAAGTTTTGAGAGTTCCAATTGATCTTAAAATGTCATCAATAACACCTTGGGCTATTGATTCTTCGAGTGCGTCTTTAAAGATAAAATCAAATATAGTGTTTAGATCACCTTTTGCACGAGGTAGGATTTTAAGATTGTATTCCATATTTTTTCCTCACCTCAGCTGCAAACTCATCAAAGTCTTGCATCTTATTTCCGTTCTCTAGTTGGTCTCTTTCAGCTTCTAAGATCATTCTGCAAAGCTCAAGCTCTTCCTCTTTTCTGTTGTACTCTTCATGCGATTGGATCACAAGATGTCCGGAACCATTCTTCGTAATGAATACCGGTTCTTTGGAGCATAACTCACTGATTTTTTGTGTGTTTCTCATTTCTGTAATGGGTAAAATTTCCACATTAACACCTCCTTTATTATCATATCGTTTCTACATAATAATGTACAATATAATGCTCAAAATGTCAAGAAAAACCCTCAATCAATGAGGGTTTCTAATTTAGATAACATTCGATCATGTAAAATTTTATATTCAATACTCATATTTTTACCGAGCATGCCCAAAATCATATCTTCAGGCAAATACCTTTCATCATTCTCACGATATATCGTGAGATATTCTGGAGCTTCAGAGCTCACGACTGCATAAGTCATATTATGTTCATCAAGATAAGTTTGGGCAATCCATATTCCTCCGCCCGTGTAAAAAGCTTCAATCATTATTTATCACCTCATATAGTTTTTAAGGTCTCAATCAACCTTATAAATATATTATACACCGATAGTTGTAGTTTGTACAATGAAAAGCCTTGAATCATTTTTTATTCTATAATGTACGTGCAATATACAAATCAATAGAAAAAGCTTGATATATCAGTCTTTTAATATTTTGTTGGGAAAGTTCTAAAAATGCATAAAATCAAGCAAAGCTTTGATATACAAGCATTTTGAGTATGCATAAAAGCCTATGATTTTCAATCTGTAATATACATTTAATATACAAAATAACTAAGAAGTTTTGGTCAATCTTGTGTATTTTGTCAGCATACAACTTAAGGTATACTTGTTATAATAAATATATCAAATGAAACAAACGAAATAAACTGAAAAGTAGATCCCACCTCAAACATCGAACAAGTAGATATCACGAATTGAAAAAGTAGATAGTGAGGACATCGAAAAGTAAGTTAGCCCGGAGTTTCAAAATAAAGAGAGGACCCGTGAGGGTCCTCTTTTAATATTCAAGCTTGTTGATCTCTTTCAATAATTCCTCAATATCTTTATGTGTATAATGATCTGTTATATCACTGAGGCTATGGCCTAGGATTCTCTTCAATGCAACTTTGTTCATTCCACATCGATCAGCGAAAGTTGTGAAAGTATGTCGAGTGTCATGTGGTGTATGTTTAAATCCGAGCGCGAAAGTCATTTTATTCCAATAACTTATTCTATATGTAGCATATCCAACTTTCTTATTATCTTTGGTTATTAGATATTTATGTCCTTGATTATATCTAGCCTTAATTAGAGGAATGATTTCATCATGGAGTGGGATAATTCTATTTTGACCGGCTTTTGTCTTTTTCCCACCAGTCATGCACTTTTTATCTAAGTGAACATTTTCGCATTTGATCTCAAGCAGTTCATTAATTCTAAGACCGGTATAAAGCAATATAAAGACGGTATCATTTAATGGATGTTTGAAAGATTTGAGCTTGTCAATCTCGGCCAATGTAAATGGCGTTTTCTCTTTTGTTTCCGCAATAGTTTTTATTGAGATCAAGCTTATAAGGTCTTTATCAACAATTTCATGCTTAATAGCATATGTATATACTTTCCCCATTGCATTCTTGAACACGCTGCGCATGTGCGGTTTCATTTGATCCATGGCAGCTTCTAAGTGTGCCGCTTTAATATCTCGCATACTCATATTGTGAAGCTGTTTCGCTTGATTGAAAGCGGAATCATAACTCCGCATAGTTGTTTGCGCTAGTTGACTTTGGTCTGACCATTTATCATATACGTCTTTGAGTTTAGTGCTTTTGTGATCCAAATTGAATGGATTGACAAGATATTCCCGAACAGCCGTTTTTGCTTCCGTTTTAGTTTGATAATATCCAACATACTTATATATCTGTTTTCCATTCTCTTCATAGCCAACCGTGATTCTAACGGCCCAGGGTTTTCTCCGTTTTCCGCTTAACTTAAAAATTGAACCTTCTCCGTTTGCTCTTCTCAAATTTATTTCTCCTTTTTACCAAAAGTCAAGAAGTCAAGTTCAAGATATATTATATATTTATATATTATTTTAAAAATCATCAAAAATTTGAACTGATTTTACTTTATATATAATAAGAAGAAAGTATCTTGACTTCTTGACTTTTGTCTTTAGAAATGCAGTGTTTGCAAGCCTTCAGGCCAATTCAAGATGAATTTATTGATCTTGAATTATCTTGACTTTATCTTGAATTTCGATACTTTGGCATAGATTGAATGTCATCCACATAATCAAATATCTTTTTCATACCTTCTTCATTTACTCCCAGCGCGATCTTCAAATGTTCTTTGAACATTCTTTCATGATATGCCTGGAAGCCATCATCTAATGTTTCCGGAAGTACAAATACAACTGGTGGTACTTCAAAAATATGGCACAACTCTCTGATAGTCTCCAACTTTAGATTCTTGGTGGCACCACTTTCATATTTTTGGATTGAAGAAGTATTCACACCTAGCATAATTCCCAATTCTGATTGCGTAAATTTCTTTTCATTACGCAATTTTTTGATAACTTCTCCTGTTTCCATCTTAACGCCTCCTTGATTCTATGTACAATTATAGGATAATCTGCGTAATATACAAAGTAAAGAGAACGTGCGTTCTCATAAAAAAATTACGTATTTTATGTTGTAAATGATAAGTTATCTCAATATAATAAATCCATAATTAGTTATGACGATTAAGAAATTAATTGTTATGTTAAAAATAGCTAATGTTACGACAACTTTTTTAGCTGTTTTGCCAGCATACAAATATTGTAAATTATAGTAGAATAATAACGTAAACAAAACACGGTGACCAATGCCAAAACGTGGAGAAAGGCAATAATATGAATATTGTAAAGATGTTAAACAAACAGAAAGAAGCAGGAAAAGGGATCGTTATGGCTGATGGAAATATTATTTCCAAAGATGAGATCAACAAAGCAAATATGAAAGCATATCTTGCAGGTATTAAATCTGGTGAGATTTCCAGTGACGTTTCTCTTGCAGCATACGCTGAATCGCAGAAAGATAACTACATCGGCATCGATGATGTTATTGGTTACATTGAAGGTAAAGAAGAGTAAAACGAAAAATGCTTGCTGCACGCTCGGCTAGCAAGCATTTGATTGGGCTATCGCCAAGCGGTAAGGCACAGGATTTTGACTCCTGCATTCGCCGGTTCGAATCCGGCTAGCCCAGTTCGGTCCAATTGCTTTGAGGACCACTTGTACTAGGAGGGAACGAGAGTATAAATAATAAAAGCAACTTTTCTGCAAAACAGTTGGATAGTGACCGAGAGGCTAAAAGGTTGCGGCAAAGTCCAGTAACAAGGGAAGGTAGCTTGCTGAAATGCAAGGGACTGGACACATGGGTTCGAATCCCATCTATCCAATTTAATATTTAAGAAAGGAGGGAATAACATGGCGAATATGAATTTGCTAAAATCTAAAATGGTATTGCTCGGTGATACGAACTACGTACAATGCGTCGCCGATGTGTTAGGTATATCACGTACGACTGCATCGAAAAAGATGAAAGGTTCATCTCCTTTCACTGACACTGAAATTGCTATATTGACCAAAAAATACGGTTTATCTGGGGAAGATCTAAAAGAAATTTTCGTTGGAGCTGATTGATGTTGACTGTTATCGAATGTGCAAAATTACTTGGTAAATCCCCTCAGTTTGTTCGAATCGGATTACAACGAGGAATTTTACCATTTGGATATGCAATCAAAATGAGTAGTGTTTGGACCTATCATATTAGTGATGCTAAGGTCCATGAATATTTAGGAAAGTGAGGTGTGAAATGATTAAAGTTATTTGCGAAGAGTGCGAGCAAATCATTGACGGTAATAAAAGAAATAACGACCCATCAAATTTGATGGTTATGACGCAATCGGAACATTGTAGATTACATTTTAAGAAAGGTAGGTGATGCGATATGTCATGTGTGAAATTATACCCTCATCAGTTAGCGGCGATTGAAGCCACGAAAGACAAAAACAGGGTAGCTTTTTACCATGATATGTAGCCGGTGGGACTTGGAAAAACCTTTACCGGTGCAGAGAAAATGATGCAGCTTGGCGCAAAAGTGAATTTAGTAATCTGTCAGAAATCCAAGATTCGGGACTGGATAGAACATTTCTTCAAATATTACATTGATAAGATGAAATGTGATGAATCAGGTGCATGGTGTTATGATTTAACATCAAACACAGGAATGGATATGTTTCTTCATTCAAGATATAAAATCAGAATTGGTATCATCAATTATGAATTAGCATTTCGTCGTCCGGAGCTTTCAAAACTCGAAGATTTTACTTTGATGCTTGATGAATCATCATTGATTCAGAATGAAAATTCTAAGAGATCAAAGTTCATTTTGAAGAAATTACATCCAGCCAACATTGTTTTATTATCTGGTACACCAACCGGTGGCAAGTATGAAAGACTTTGGTCACAACTCAGTTTGCTAGGCTGGAAAATCAGCAAAAAAATGTTCTATGATCAGTATGTCAGATACCATTATGAAGACAATGAAGGTTTTCCGCTGATGATAATTGATGGCTATAAGAATGAGGAACGTCTCAAAAAGAAAATGCGGCAGCATGGTTGTAATTTTCTAAAAACCGAAGAGGTGTTTGATCTTCCTGAACAGATACATAATACCATCAAGGTTCCGACTATCAAAGAATACAGAAAATTCAGAAAAGATTGTATCATAACTATTGATGATGTTGAGCTTGTTGGTGATACGACACTCACGAAAATGCTTTATGAAAGGCAATTGTGTGGCCAGTACAATGAGGACAAACTGAAAGCCTTTGAGGATTTATTAGAATCCACAAATGATAGGCTGATTGTGTTCTATAATTTTACTGAAGAATGGCACCAGCTTGGAGTTATATGCGACGAATTGAATAGACCGTCAGGCGTTGTGAATGGTCAATTTAAGCATTTAGAAGCCTATGAGAAAAAAGATGATTCTGTGACATTCATACAGTATCAAGCCGGAGCCATGGGGTTGAATCTTCAAAAAGCAAATAAGATTGTTTATTTTACGCCGCCATTATCCTCTGAACTGTTTGAGCAATCAAAGAAAAGGATTCACCGTATAGGTCAGCAAAAACCTTGTTTCTATTATTATCTTACTTGTAAAGGTTCAATAGAAGAAAAGATTTATAAAACCTTAGCGATACGTCGGAATTATACAGAGGCATTATTTGAGGAGGGGGATTGATATGAAAAATGATATATTGAAAGGTTTAACAGCTTTGGCAACCGTCTTTTTGATTACTAGCATGATATATATTAATGACGACTTATGTGCCCCTTGGCTCGGTATGATCGGAATTACTTGGATAATGCTTTTTTATTATGCAAATCTTGAGAGGTGGATAAATGGCACAAGAAAAAATCTTTGAAAATAAAGTTAAAAAATACATAGAAGAGCAAGGCGGTTGGCAAGTAAAGTACTTTGCTAACCGGATGACCAAAAGCGGTATACCGGACATTTTAGCATGTATCAAGGGTCACTTTCTTGCCACTGAAGTTAAGGCCGAATATGGTAGACCGTCGGAGCTGCAAAAGTACCATGTGAAAAATATTAATGATGCAGGTGGATATGCAATTATATTATATCCCAGTCAGGATGTGCAATTTAAACAGTTAATTGCCCTATTGAAAAATGACAAACTAGCATTGGCTAGATTAATGGTTCATCAAATAAATGAAAGGAGTAAATAAAAAATGGAACTGGATAACAAAAAATTTGTAGTTGATCCTCTGATGAAAACCGGCAGGGAAGGAATGGATGGCCTTATTGAATATATGGAGGATTGTGGATTTTTCAATGCCCCATGCAGCGGAGGAAATCACCTTGCCTGTGAATTTGGTTTGGTTCATCATACAAGGAATGTGATGGAGATCGCCGAAAAAATGGGTGTATGTTTGTACGGGGGAAAAGAGTACAACAAAATTCATGATAGCGTCATTATTGCGGCAGCACTACATGACCTTGGAAAAATGGGACAGTTTGAAAAGCCTGAATACGTGGACAACATTCTTGCATCTGGGAAAAAGTCTGACAGCAAGCCATTCAAAAGAAATCCAGATCTTTTGAATGTGCCACATGAAATTAGATCGGTTGCTATTGCTTCAATGTTCATTGATCTTACAGAAGAAGAGCAGTTTGCGATACTTTATCATAACGGTTTATACGGACCGTTAAAATATGAAATTCAGGGGAATGAAACTCCGCTTTATATGCTAATTCACTTTGCTGATATGTGGGCGAGTAGAGTTATAGAGACAAAGAAAGGAGAATGACACAATGAACAAAACTATCACTATTTTAAAAGAAAGTCCAGAAGCGGCCGAAGCCAATGTTTTAACTGAAAAGGCGTGGAAGATGCCGAAAGTATTATTAATCAGTGACGTATTGAGAATATTTAGCGCACTTGTGACTATAAAATTATTTGATGAAAAGGAGGATAAATAAATGCCAACAGTATATGAAAGGGTTGATGCTTTAGAGCTGGCAATGGCAGCAGTGCAGCAGGATATCGAAAATTTAACAAATGGAATGCCGGATGCAAATGATTTATTAGCGAGGGCAACCACTGATCTTTCGAATGAAAATTTGAATGAATGGATCGGTGAGATTTACGTGGGCTATGGCAATGGCTGTGTAAATAAACCTGCAGGAGCGGGCAATGGCTATTTCATCAATATCCCACATTGCACACAGCAAGCCGCTTACAACAAACAATATTGGATTGAAAGAGCAAATAACCGTATTTGGACACGAATGCAGGAAAATGAAGTATTTTCCGGCTGGGTCATGATTGGTGGAAATGAAATTGTGACAGGTTCATCAAAGATAACCAATGAAACGTTTAATGGAAAAGCTGTATATTGCAGGACGATTAATACAGGCAATTTATTGAATGATGCGGTAAAAGAGGTCGCAAGCGGATTAATTCCAGCAAATATTAAAGTAATCAGCATTCGTGGAATGGTATACGGTGGCGGTGATTCTATCCCACTTCCAAATCCGCATCCGACCGCAGCAAATGTTATTTCATGTTATTTGAGACATGACGGAAAAATCTGCATCGGTACAGGTAAGGACAGAACCGCATTGAGCGGATTTGTTCAGATTTATTACACGAACAATTAAGGAGGGATGGTCATGGCAACTGTTTATGAAGATATTGAATCGTTGAAAACAAGGATGAATGCAGTTGAGAGCACTTTAAGCGGTACCGACTTGACAGATACAGGATGGAACGCACTGCCGCTTGCTGATGGTATACAGGCATATGGTGGATCTATTCCGCAGTATAGAAAAATCGGTAAAATTGTTTCTATCCGTGGAGCAGTTAAAAACGTACTTGCAGCGGGTCCGCTTGCGACTTTACCGGAAGGATGCAGACCGACTTACAGCGTGTCATATGTTCAGAATACAAGTATGCGTTCAACCACTTGTGCAATGTATGCTAGGATGCTTGTTGGATCAAATGGCGTGATACAAGTTCAAGCCATTTCAGACGGGGCTGCATTTGCAGCTGATAAATGGTTCCCGATTCACTGTACATTCATGATTGATTAAGGAGGAAAAATAAATGGCAATTCCAGTTTTAATTTTAGGAGAATCCGGCACGGGAAAAAGTGCAAGTTTAAGAAATTTTAATCCAAAAGATTTGAAGGTAATTAATGTAGCAAATAAACCGTTACCGTTCAAAAACAAATTTGAATCAGTATCAACAGATGATTACAGAGCAATCATCAAGACATTAAAAATGAATGATAAAAAAGTAGCTGTCATTGACGATGCTCAGTATCTAATGGCAAATGAATTTATGAGAAGGGCAACCGAACGAGGGTTCGACAAGTTTACGGAGATTGCTCAGAACTTTTGGACGCTGGTTAATACAGTCAAAGACCTTCCAGCGGATCAGGTGGTTTATTTCCTGGCACACATTGAACGTGATGCAAATGGCAATGAGAAGATCAAGACCATTGGAAAGCTACTGGATGAAAAGATCACAGTCGAAGGCATGTTCACGATTGTTTTGAAAACTAACGTGACAGACGGCGTATATTCATTCATTACGCAGAATAGCGGTCATGATACAGTTAAAAGTCCAATTGGAATGTTCCCAAGTATCGTGATTGACAACGACCTGAAATATGTGGACGAAAAAATCCGTAATTATTATGAGATCGGTGATTTTCTGACAGATGAAGAAATGAAAGAGATCGATGAAGTAGCAAAGAAAGATGATATTCCAATTAATGATGAAAAACCAAAAAGAGGACGAAGAAATGCGAAAAAAGAAGAGCCTCAGGACACACTTGAGGAAGAAAAGAAAGAAGAAAAACCAAAACGGAGTAGAAAAGCACGAACAGAAGAAAATGCCGACACAGTAGAAGAACAGCCGTCAGTTAGTGAATCGGCTGAAGAAGAAAAGTTGCGTACACGCAGAAGAAAAGACAGAACTAAGGAAGAACCGCCAGCTCCGGAGACACCAACGGCAACAGAAGAAGCGGCACCGGCAGAAGAGACAGGGCATCGCAGACGTCGTCGCCAGCGTCCATCTAAAGAAGAGGAATTCCAGGCAACTATTGACGCCGATAAAGAGCCATTACCGTTTGATTGATAGAGGGCGACAGGCATGATGATTGAAGAGATGAAAGGGGCTTTACATCGATATTGCGATAGACATGTTACATGTGATCGATGCATATTAAAACATGAGGTATTTTGCTAGTATAAAGCAAATGATGAAACTATTGAAAAGCAGTATATGTATATATTCGGAGTAGTTAAAAAGGAGGATTAAATGACATGGATTTTAGTAAATTTGATAAACAGGTAGATTTGGACCAGTTAAAACATGATGCTGAAGAAGCAGCCAAAAATGGTGGGAGTGGCTATCCAGAGATTGAAGATGGTATATACATTGGTAAATTTGAAAAGCTTGAACTTGGAGAAACAAAAGATGGCCGTCCGATGTTTAAAGCGATGTTTAGAATTACTGAAGGTGATCATAAAAAGAGTTGTTTATTTATGAACAGAGTTATTTATGGAACCAAAAATGATGCTGGCATGATTGGTTCTGTCTCAGGATTCTTAAGAAATCTTGAAGCTGAGGATAGAGATGGAAACTTGATTGATACGTCATTTGAGTCTTATGCTCAGTTCAATGACATGATTATGGATGTCGCAGAAGCGATTGATGAATTAGGGCTTGAATATGAAATTGATTATCAGAAAGATGCTTTCAATAATATTTCAATTAATGAGGTATTTGATGCTGAATAAATAATACTCTTTTGTGCGGGTAAAATAATACCCGCACGGGTATTATTGGAGATGGTTGTATGCAAGAAGTTATGAAATTAAAGTAAGTGAAAGGAGAGGTGCTTAAGTCATGTTGAATTTTTATGACTTTGAGTGAGGTTTTTAAATATGATAATTTGGTTGTGATTATTAATCCTATTGAGAAGACTGTCACTAAAATAGTAAATGATCCGCAAGCAATCAAAGATTATTTTTATGCTCATAATGAAGAAATTTGGATTGGTTATAACAACAGACGGTATGACCAATATATTATGAAAGCTATTCTTTTAGATATGAACCCAAAAGAAGTCAATGACTGGATTATTCGAGACAATAAACCGGGCTGGATGTATTCAAGTTTATTTAACAAAATTAATATGATTAATTTTGACACAATGCTTCGAATGGATACAGGCTTGAAAAGTCTTGAGGCATTCATGGGTAATGACATCCGAGAAACGTCAGTTCCATTCGATATTGACAGACCGCTCACGCAGCAAGAAATTGAACAAACGTTCTTTTATTGTAATCACGATGTAGAACAGACCATTGAAGTATGGCTTGCAAGGAAAGCTGAATATGATGCAGCCATGGGCCTCGTGAAAATCTTTAATCTTCCGCTTACTTATATGGGAAAAACAGGAGCGCAACGTGTCGCAAAAATTCTCGGTGGTAAAAGTAAAAAATTCAATGATGAATTTGAATTTCCGATTGTAGATACTTTAAGACTGAAAAAATATCGAGCTGTTAGAGATTGGTATAGAAATCCTGAAAATCATGACTATAAGAAAAAACAAAAAGTGATGATTGCTGGTGTTGAGCATACGCTTGCCTGGGGTGGACTTCACGGAGCCATTAAAAAATATTATGGCAAAGGAATTTATTTAATGGCTGACGTAACAGCATATTATCCGTCGTTACAGCTTAGATATAAATTTGGCTATCGCAATATGTCAAATCCTGAAAACTTTGAAAAGATTCATAGTGAAAATCTTAGGTTAAAAGTGACAGGAGATAAAAAAACAAGACTACCGTATAAGATTGCCGATAACGCAATATCTGGTCAGTTAAAAGATCAATTTTCTCCTTTGTATGATCCTAGAGAAAATAATGCAATCTGTGTGAATGGCCAGTTACTACTTGTGGACTTGATTGAGAAATTAGAACCACATATTGAGAAATTTATTCAATCTAATACAGATGGTATTTTGATTAAATTAAAATCAATTGATGATTATGATCTTATCGATGATATTGTTTGGGAATGGGAACAGCGTACAGGTATGAGAATGGGCTTTGATATTTATACAAAGGTATTCCAAAAAGATGTAAACAACTATTTGTTGGTTGCTCCTGATGGTAAAACAAAAACTAAAGGTGCATATACCAAAGCCCTTAGTTCAGTAGATTATGATCTTCCTATCATTAACAAAGCAATGGTTGATTATATGGTGAATGGTACGCCAGTAGAAAAAACTATTGATGATTGTGATGAATTGATCATGTTTCAAAAAGTCGTAAAGCTTTCAGGAAAATACTGGCGAGCTTGGCATAAGGGCAAATATATGTCCGAAAAATGTTATCGAGTATTTGCATCTAAAAATGCAAATGATTCTTATATCGGTAAATGCAAAGAAAAAGGTGCCACGATTGAAAAATTTGCCAATACTGCTGATCATTGTTTTATCGACAATGGCAGCATCAAAGGAAAGAAATGTCCTAGTTATCTGAATAAAAACTGGTATATCAATCTTGCAAAAGAGCGATTAATGCAATATGGGGTAGAGGTGTAAGATGTCAATTATATATCCATGTAAAGACTGTAAAGCCCGTCACGTGGGTTGTCATAGCTCATGCGACAAATACATTACTAAAGTAAAAGAAGCCGAAAATTTAAGCGCGGAGAAACGTAAAGAATGCCGAAAATACGATAGTATGTTTGATGCCATGTCAAGGATGAAGAAGAGAAGGAGGCATAAAACTAAATGAGTGAATTAAAAAAATTATATGACGCATTAGAGTTAATCAAAAACACATGTACAGCAGCACAAATGGCTACCAGTTGCAAACAGTGCCCAATGGGTGACAAGGACAGCGGAGTATGTATGGTCAATGATGTGTGGCCAATGAATTGGTCATTAGTAGAACCTACAACAAAGGTTATGAAATGAGGCAGGGCATGATATGAATGAGGTCATGAAAGAGAGGGTCGTAAAATTTTTCAAAGATCATAACAGGCAATTATCACTCAATTAGTCGGAGATGTGTAAATTCATTGATGAATGGGAAGGCATTTGCAATAAACTGAATTCGGATAGAATGGGAGGTAATGAAAAAATGATCGCGCATTATTCACCATGTGAACTTATTGACATTGCTATAGGTATCACAGCACAAATGAAGGAGGATATCGCGGTCTGTAAAGACCGTTATCCAAACTGTCAAGGATGTGGCTGGCAGAAAGTTGAAGTAGTACCGGGATTAAAAGCATGTTCGGTTGAAAAAATAGCCGAGACAGTATTTAAGATGGGGTGATGGGATGGTTACGAACATAATCGCATTAATTGTATTAACAGCGTTAAGTATCTTTTTCATTACATACAAGGGAGGGAAAAAGAAATGAACAGAGCACAACGCAGAGCAGCAGGTGTGACCACACGGGAACCGACATACACGTTGAACCGAGCACAGGTTGAAAAGATCAAAGAAGATGCGACCAGAGAAGCAATATCCAGAGCATTTATTTTATTTATGGGATTATCTCTTAATGCTTTGCGAGATGAGTTTGGATGGGGAGCGGTCAGGCTTACGCGCTTTTCTGATAAAGTCTTAGATTTATATGATTCTTTTAACGCCGGATACATCACGTTAGACGATTGTTTGAATGTCATTAAAGATGAAACTGGTGTTGATTTTAAAATGACGGTAAATAAAAGGTACAGATGGATATGATCAATTTATTTAAAGGTTATGTGCCTACAAAAGATAAAAAATGTTTGATGCCTTTTAAGAATAAATCTCCTTCAGAGCTCAGAACATATGCGCAAGTGAAAAACTTGCCAGAGTATGCCGGCATTATTGCGGACAATGTAGTACTGATTGATGTCGATGATTATGAGCAATCTGAAAAATTGATGGATATAATAGAAGATTTACAGTGCAATTGCAGGGTATATGATACAACTAGAGGTAAGCATTTTTTATTCAAAAATACTGATCCAACTGGCGAAATCATTTTGGATAAATGCGGAACAAAAAAGACCCTTGCTTGTGGAATAACTGCAGATATTAAAGTCGGTTGTAAAAATTCATATTCAGTCTTGAAATATAAAGACAAAGAAAGATTTATCTTATTTGACATCGAGAAAAATGAAGAATATGAACCTTTACCGAAATGGCTGTTGCCAGTTTATACGAAGATGAAATTCTTTGAAATGGAAGCAGGTGATGGGAGAAATCAAGCACTATTCAACTATATCCTTACATTGCAAGCCAATGATTTTAGCGTGGAAGAATCGAGAGAAGTTTTAAGGATTATCAATAAATACATATTGAAAAACCCGCTCGACGAAGAAGAACTTGAAACTTTATCTAGAGATGATGCTTTTAAGAAACCGGTTTTCTTTAAGAAAAATTCCTTCTTGTTTGATAAGTTTGCTACTTATTTAAAAAATGTGAATCATATTATTAAAATCAATGGTCAGCTGCATATCTATAAAGACGGCATCTACGTGGACGGTACCAGAGAAATAGAAGCACAAATGATAAAACACATTAGTAATCTGAATAAGACAAAACGAAATGAAGTATTGAGTTACCTTGATATTTTGATCGATAAAGATGTGCCCATGAGTCATGCTAATTATATTGCATTTAACAATGGCATTTATAATATTGAGACTAATACATTGGAGCCATTTACGCCTGACATTGTAGTCACCAACAAGATTGAATATGACTATGACCCAGATGCATATTCTGAGTTGACTGATAAGACACTAAATAAACTTGCATGCCAGGATGAAAATATCAGGATGCTTTTAGAGGAATGCGTTGGTTATTGTTTCTATAGACGAAATGAGCTCAGAAAATGCTTTATATTGACCGGCGAAAAAGAAAATGGTAAATCAACATTCCTCTCTATGATTGAAAATTTATTAGGAAGAAAGAATATTGCATCGCTCGATTTAAAGGAATTAGGTGATCGGTTTAAAACAGCAGAATTGTTTGGGAAGCTTGCAAATATTGGCGATGATATCGGCAGTGAATTTATTCCGAATCCAGCAGTATTCAAAAAACTGGCCTCAGGAAATCCGATCAACGTTGAACGAAAAGGGAAAGATCCATTTGACTTCTCTAACTATGCGAAGCTGCTATTCTCTGCAAATGATATTCCACGAATTAAAGATAAATCAGGAGCGGTCATAAGTCGATTAGTGATTATTCCATTTGATGCAAGGTTTTCACCTAGTGATCCTGATTTTGATCCTTATATCAAATATAAGTTGATACAAGAAGAGCCCATGCAATATTTAATCAATATCGGTATTCAGGGACTTGAGAGAGTATTGAAAAATAGAAAATTTACATCGTCTACAAAAGTGGAAAAAGCATTGCAAGAATACACAGAGAATAATAATCCAATTTTGTTATTCTTCAAAGAGGATGTAAAGATCGAAAATGAACCAACAAAAAATGTGTATAAGAAATATAACGAATTTTGTATTGCAAATAGTTTTACACCGATGAGCAACATTGAATTTAGTAAGCAGGTGAAGAAACATTTTGATTATGACATTGTTGACAAAACCATAAAAGGCAAAAAATATAGAATTTTTACCAGAAAGGAGAAATGAGATGAATAATGAGGAATTTAGAAAAGTAGTTAATCAGCAGCTTGATTTTTGTAAATCATTGCTGCTGAAAAAAGGCGATGAATATTCAAGCCAGGACGATCAAGACCGTTTTCATAGTTTTAATGCTGCAAGTGAATTGACCGGTTGTGATAAAAAGAAAGTGCTGGCTGGAATGATGGTGAAGCATACGATTTCCATTTATGACATGTGTCAAGGTGGGGATTATTCATATGAACGCTGGGAAGAAAAAATAACTGACCATATCAACTACTTATTGTTATTACGTGCAATGATCGAGGAGGAAACTAATGAAAAATATTCAACTGAAAGTGCTTAATCCGGAAGTTATAAAGAATGCTGAGAAAATGACAGTATTTGCAGCAAGACTTACACAGCGTGGTCATAAATTAAAATCTATGGAAGATGTCATAGATTTATATGAAAAAGACTATTCTCCAAAATTACTGGAGAGTCTGACATTATTACCGCATCCAACCATCCAGAAATTTGCAGCTATTAATGTGGTAGTAGTTGGGGCAAGCCGACGATTTCTGGCTCAGATCACAAGACATCAAAATGAAGTAAAATTTATGTCGGCATCCCTTCAATATTCAGATTATTCTGATAGTAGTGATTTTTGTATTCCGTATGAAATAACAGAAAAAGGTAAGGATTATGAATTTGATTATATTGAACTATGCGGAGAAAGTATGATCGGCTATAAAGATGCCATTAAATTTGGAATCGATCATGATGCAGCTGGATATATGGCGCCTCAAGGCCTTCGAAATATTTTAGTTATTTCAGCAACACCTTATCAGTGGAAACATATGATTGCGCAAAGAATTTGTCGGAGAAATACAAAAGAAACAAGATACGTGATGTTGAAAATCTGGGAACAGCTTTATGAATTAAGTCCAGAATTATTTGGACAAATGACAACCGGCGCAGCTTGCATGCAGACAAAATGCAATGAGGGAAAAATGTCTTGCGGAAAAATTATTAAAAAAGATATGACACCGACTGAGATTTTAAAAGAAGATTTTCCATTATTATACAAGGAGGAAGCGACAGTTGAAAGTAAAAGTAATTGATTTTGGATATAAGAAATTACCGTTCAGAGCGCATGAGAATGATGCGGGAGCTGATGTGTATGTATGTTTACATGATAACATCACGCAAATTGCAATATGGCCGCACGAAACCATTAGAATTCCGTTAGGGTTAGGACTGTGTTTACCGGATGGATATGCTGCTTTCGTATTTCCTAGGAGTGGATGGGCATCAAGTGGAGTAGTTTGCGAACTTCCTCCTATTGATTCAGGTTATCGCGGAGAAATTCATGCGATTGTACATAATGGAACAAATGAAAAGATATTCATTCGCAATGGTGATCGTATCGGGCAGCTAGTAATTGTGCCGATAGTAGTGGCAGATTTTGTTACTGAAAGTGGTCCTGAGAGGGGTAGTGGTGCATTTGGTAGTACTGGCATTTAGCAAGTCAAGATGCAATTCAAGATAAGTCAAGATGAAGTCTAAAAAGTCAAGATGAACGTGCTAATTTAAGTCATTTTAGTGGCTGTAGTGGGATAAAAATAAATTATCTGACAATTTAGCAAAATTCATCTTGACTTTCAGACAACTTCTGAAAGGCTTGCGGTTACTGGCTTTCTGAGCCTATACAACTATAGTGCAATTCAAGATAAGTCAAGATGAATTTCTTGATCTTGAATTGACTTAAAGGCTTGCGGTTACTGGCTTTCTGAGCTTTCAAGTCGTCAATTCAAGATACTTTTTATTTTTTTATATTCAAAGGTAAATCAACTCAAATTTTTGACGTTTTTATATAAATATATAATATATAGTAGTTTATCTTGAATTGATGACTTTTAATAGGGGTTTTACCAAAAGGAAGTGATTAATATGTCCGAATATGATATTAAGCAAATTATTAATGATACTGTAAATAACACCGTGTTAAAGCTTAAGATGGCGGGACTTATGAAGGATGGCCGAAAAACGGCATATGAAAAGACAGAAGAATTATTGCGTAATTATAATGCGTTTAAAAAATCCGATCAACCATACACCGTTAAACTTGTAAAAAAGATCGATGCAGCATTAAATACAATAAAGGACGATATTTATTATGAAATCATCCCAATGTATTACTTTGAAAATAAAACAAGAGAAGTGATTGCGGAATATTTTAATACTACAGTAACAACCATATCACGAAATAAAACAAGACTAATTAATAAGATCAAACCTATTTTATTTAGTGATGACGTTATATATGAACTTTTTCTATGAATGAGAAAAGAGCCTTATGGCTCTTTTTTATTGCAGTTTTAGTTGTATAGCTTTAAAAAGCTCTAAATTGACAATTTAGAGCTTTTTTTATTTAGATAGAGAAATACTCACATGAGCATTTAAAATTGAAATTTGATATAGATATGAAGACGATTTAAGCATCCGAACAATCATTTTTATATCAGTTTTCTTTTTTATTATTCTGTACGTCACACTATACGTCACACTATGCGCATGTAACTTCTTCCAAATTCGATTTAAAATATAATTATGAAAAAATATTGATTTTAGTTATTTGAGGGGGTAATTATATGGAACAGCTACAGGAATACATTAAACCTGAATTATTGATTTTGATCCCTGTCCTTTATTTTATTGGGATAGGATTAAAACAGAGTAAAGCAAAAGATAAATTCATTCCATGGATTTTGATGGCGTGTGGGATAGTTCTTAGTACCTTATATGTATTCGGTACATCAGAGACTACTATGATAGCAGCGTTTACAGCGATTACTCAGGGTATTTTATGTGCGGGTGCTTCCGTATACGTAAATCAGTTAGTAAAACAAACACAGAAATCCGAATAATTTCTGGAGGCGTAAAAGATGGCTCCAGAAATTATTGTTGGTTTATTAGGATTTGCAGGCACTTTAGTCGGCACATTTACTGGAATTATGACCAGCGCAAAATTGACGGCATATCGAATTGAGCAGCTTGAAAAGAAAGTCGATAAACATAATAATTTCGCAGAGCGTATTCCAGTCATTGAAAACAATTTGAAATCTGTATGGCATAGTATCGATGAGATCAAAGAAGATGCAAAGGAGGTTAGGGAACATGTTCAAGATCATGATTGATTCAGGTCATATTGGTCCGACATATAATGCCGGGGCAGTTAGAGGATATTATGAAAGCGCAATTGTCTGGGCATTGCACAAAAAACTAGTCGCAGAGCTCAAAAAATATGATTGCCAGGTTGACATGACAAGACCATCAATCAACACTAATATGGATGTATACCCAAGAGGCACAAAAGCTAAAGGATACAATTTATTTTTGTCTTTGCATACAAATTGGTGCGGCACTGAAAGTGTTAATAGAACAGATGTGTATGTTCCAAAAGAGAACGCCGGTGAACCGAAAGCATTTGGCCTATTATTGGCAAAAGCAATTAAAAAAGCATGTGGCACGACTGCTGCCAAAACAGCGATCAGAAAAAACAGCTCAGGTGGAGAATGGTACGGTGTTATGAGAGGTGCCGACAATGCGGGCTGCAGATTTTATTACATTGTGGAGCACGGTTTTCATTCAAACGAATCATTCTGTCACTGGATGATGGATAATGACAATCTGACAAAGCTCGCAAAAGCTGAAGCTCAGTGTATTGCTTCATACTTTGGACTTAAAACAAAGAGTAGTAATGATACTAGCGGCGGCAACAAAGCTGATAAAGGCAGCGACAATTATAAAGTAAAAGTGTCTGTTAGTGACTTAAATATCCGTAAAGGTCCAGGTACAAATTATGCGACGACAGGTAAATTTACCGGTAAAGGTATTTTTACAATTGTTGAGACAAAAACAGGGACAGGCAGCAAGTCAGGCTGGGGCAGATTAAAGTCAGGAGTTGGCTGGATTAGCCTGGACTATGCGAAGAAAGTATGATGTAAGAAGGTGATGGTGAGTGGCAAGCAAAAGACGACCAGATAAATACGAAACGCACGTTGCGCCATATCTGAGTAAAATCAGTGAAATGGCACTTACTATGACTGAAGAACAAATTGCAAAGACTTTAGATGTTGGTTATACGACCTTTAAGAGATACAAACAACAGTATCCACAGTTGGTGGACTGTCTAAAAAAAGGACGCAATGACCTAGTATTTGAGCTAAGAAGTGCGCTTATTAAAAAAGCTAAAGGCTATGAGTACACAGAAACTAAAGTGACTAGTGAGCAATTAAAGATGGATAAACTTATGAGACAGGCGCTTATTGATGCGGGATTTAAAGCTGATGATCTTGACAAAGTACAGATCGTAAAGACAGAAGTTGCACATAAAAAGATGGCACCTGACGTGGCAGCTCTTAATCTTGCATTAAAGAATTACGATAAAGACAACTGGGCAAATGATCCTCAGTCACTAGAGCTTAAAAAGAAAGAGCTTGAGTTAAAAGAAAGACAGGCTGAAGCTAATGAATGGTAGAGATAAGGATCTTGGATATTGGCAGAATGTATGTGCATTGCAGCAAAAGCAGGCTAATAAAGGCTTAAAGCATTATGGCCAGAATTTAGAAGACAATAAGACAATGGACGTCGAAGAACGTTTGACTTATATCGAAGAAGAGCTAATAGATGCATTAATGTACATTGAACATCTAAAGACGGTGTTAACATGAGATATACATTAACGACCTTTTATAAGAGCGATGAATGGTATCATCTCACTCGTGTTCTTAAATTGGAAAGAACAAATGAGAATGGTGATCTCATCTGTGATTATTGCGGTGAACCTATTATCCGAGCATACGATTGTATCTGTCATCATGTTATTGAATTAGATGAGAGCAATGTAAATAATGCAGAGATTAGTTTGAATCCTGATAACGTTCAATTGGTTCATCATAAATGCCATAACAGAATTCATAATAAGTTTAGATTGGATGAAGCTGTTCGTCAAGTCTATTTGGTGTATGGTTCTCCTTTATCTGGTAAGACAAGCTGGGTAGATGAGGTAAAGAATGACGGCGATCTAATTGTCGATATGGATAGTATATGGCAGGCAGTAAGCGGATGTAATAGATACATTAAGCCAGCTAGATTGAATCAATGTGTGTTTGGTGTTAGAGATTATTTGCTTGAGTGCGTCAAGTATAGACGAGGTAAATGGTTAAATGCCTATGTGATTGGTGGTTATCCGTTAGTTAGTGAACGCGAGAGATTATGTAAGTTACTTGGGGCCAGAGAGATATTTATCGATACATCGCAAGAAGAATGCATTAGACGATTAAGTTTGTGCTGTGATTCAAGA